CGCCTGGGGAGTCGTCAGGTAGGCCAGCGCGCCGATGTCGGCGTTGTCGATCGCCACCTCACGTTCCAGGTTCACGACGTGCGACCAGGTCGGCGCGGCACCGTTGGTCCCGCCGGCCACGTCGCCGATGCCGCTGGTCTGCAGGATCCCGGTCGGCTCGTTGGTGCCGCCGCCGTTGATCCCGGCGATGTCGATCGCCGTGGGCAGGTCCCGGGTCAGGCTGTTCGCGATGATCCGGTCGACGACCGGGTCACTCTGGAGCAGCATCTTGCGGGTGACCGGAACCTTCGCACCGACGGTCTTCGGCGACAGGCTCAGGGTCCCGAACAGGGTCGCCGTGTTCTCGGTCACGTCGCCCGCCTCGTTGTCGATCCAGTACGTTCCCGCACCGGCGACCTGCGAGGGGATGTCCACGTCACCGACCAGTCCCGGCAGGGTCATCGCACCGAGGCTCAGGAGCACCGACCGGGGCCGCAGGTACTCGATGAAGTTCGCGCCGAGATGGTCGGTCCCCACCAGGTTCCCGCCGCCCAAGGCGCCGGTCGTCACGGTGCTGCGCAGCAGCGCGGCCGCGGGTACGTAGACGCCGCGCGCGGGACGCCCGGTTTCCTCGGCGATCTGGTCGCTGATCTCGCGTTCGAGACCGTCCCACCGATCGGGGCTCGCCTTCTGCGCCTTCAGGGCACGGAAGATCGAGTAGTTCGCCAGGTCCTTCTCGGTCAGACCGGGCTCGCTCACCCGGGGCGCCTCGCGGACCACGCCCTTGCTCTTCAGCCGCTCGAACGCGGCCTTGCGGAACTCATCGACGCTGCCACCGTTGTCGATGAACTGCCGCGCCAGCTCCTCCATTTCCGGGAACTGCCGCCCGATGTCCAGCAGCTCCGCCACGCGCTTGCGCTCCGCCTCGCGCGCCTCGTTCGTCACCTTGTCCACGTCCACCACGGGCTCGACCGCGGGGGCGGTGTCCTTCGTCAGCTCCATGCCACTCTCCCTTCCCTTCGTCTTCCCATTGCCAGCCGCCCCCATGGCGGCGCTCATTCCGGTCGACTTCTTGCGACCGACACCGACCGTGTCATCCAACGGAATGGACACGATCGAGATTTCCAACGGCTCCCAGGCCACGCGATAGACCGGGACGCCGTCCTCGTTCTCCGTCTCGTCGACGATCCCCGTCACCTGGTATCCCACGGACACCTTCCTGCGGATCTCGTCGACGACCATCTGGAACTCCTTCTCCGCCAGCGGCGTCTTCGCGAAGCGCACCACCGCGCGACCCTTGCGGCCGTCGAGCCATGCACGCTCGATGACGCCGATCTGCTCGTCGCTGAAATGTTCGCGGAGAAGCGCCGCGCCGTTTCGCAGGCGCGACAGATTCACGTCTTCTGGGTCGTGGCTCAGGATCTCGATCCCGAACCATCGCTCTGCGGGGTACTCGGACGAGAAGCTCAGTCGAACAGTGCGCGTCTCTTCGTCGACAGCGCCGCGTCGCACCAGGGCGTCGCGGTAGAGGACCTTGTTGCGGCGGTAGAATTCACGGATCTCTCGCGCGCTCGCCTTGCGCTGGAACGGCGCCTGCATGGAGGATGTACCCGGATCTCCGGGATTGATCTTCGAGCCTCCGCTGGATCCTGATCCCCCGTCGCCGCCGCCGTCAGACTGCACCGCCGTTCCGGCGATCGTGTCCGGCTCCTGCTTCGCCTCGTAGTGCGCGAGGATCTCGTCCGCCGCGGCCTTGATCTCCTCGACCTCGCCGTCGACGTTCCGGATCGCTTCCAGGAACACCTTGAAGCGGCCACCAGACCACTTGCCGATGGGGTATCCATAGCGGGCATCGCCGCTCGCGTCGGTGTCGATCCCGAGGAAGAAGGGATCGAGGGCGCCCTCTCCGTCGCCCGCGATCTGATGCAGCTGCTTCAGGTCCTCTTCGGTGAACTCGAACGCTTCGGTTTCGACCTCACCAGACGCGACCTTGTCGATCGCGTAATCAAACGCCAGCCGATTGAGCGCCATCATTTCCACCACCCTGCCCGTCGCCCACAACACTCGTCGCGCCACCCATCAGAGACGGCACGCCCTTCTCTTCCATCCGCGCGATCTCCCGCGCGCGTTCATCCCACACCTCATCCGGGTCGCGACCGTGCTCGCGAATCCCCGCGCTGAGCGTGTCCTCGCCGATTTCGACCGCGATCTTATGCGCCTGGATCTCCTTGAGAGGATCCACCCAGGACCACCGGCGGCCACGGAAGGAGACGTTCCGATACTTCTGCAACCGCTCGACCTTCAAGGGCTTGCCATTCACCACCGGCACGGCGTTCAACAGTAGAATCCGCAGCCATTCGTCGTAGATCGGCATCAAGACCGCGTCCGTGAACCAGCGCTGCAATCCCTTCCACATCTCCCGCTCGCTCAACTCGCCCTGCCGGATCGAGCTGTAGGAAACGCCCTCCAGGTTGCCCGAAAGATTCGGGTAGCTCATCCCGACCGATGAGGCGATCCCCTGGAGCAAATGCTTCATGAAGGGGACGAACGCACCGTCGGGGAACCGGGGGTCGAATCCGCTGAACGTCTCGCCCTCGTTCAGGCGGAGGACGGTCCCAGCCTCCAAAGAGACTGTCGGCCCGTCATCATCCTCACCATCCACAGGACCGCCCTCCGGGTCGTTCGCTGTCACGACGCCCACCGTGTTCGCCGCAACGCGCACCTTCGTGATTCCACCGTCCTCCGTCTCTTCAAGCATGTGCAGGCGGTAGAGCGCCGGCGCGATCATCGGAATCCCGCGCTTCTGCCCGACACGATCGACGATGAAGGCATGCAAGATCTCGTCGGCCGGGTAGCGCACCTTGCGACCGTCCGCCTGGGTGATCCAATAGCCGACCGGGCGCCCCCAGCGGTCGAACTCGATCGCATGCTGGATGAACCGACCGTCGCCCAGGTCCTCCTTGTAGCCCGCGTCGAGGAGGGAAGGATCCACCACGTCCAACGCGAACCCGAACTTGCCGAACTGAGGACCGCGAACGAAGTGGATCAGGATCTCACCGTCGGTGCCCCAGAACGTGATGAGCGAGCGTTGCAAGCTCGCGAAACTCTGCCGGCCCGTCACGTCGCAGTTCTCGGCGCGCGACCACTCCTTGAAGGCCGCCTCGATTCCGTTGTTCGCCGCGTCGTCGACCGTTCCGTCGGGATCCGTGATATGCGCCTGGAAGGCGAACCCCGCCGGACCGGGCACGTTGTCCCGTAGCATCTGTAGGTAGCGCGCGAAATAGGGCCGGTTGAACTGGGCCGCCCGCGCCCTGTTCCGGACGATCGCGAGCGATCCGGTGATCGTCTCGCCAATTCCCTCGTTGGCCTTCGCCCAGTCCTTCGTCAGCCGCCCGGTGAGCGCGGCCAGAAGCCCGCGCGTGAACTGCGCGATGATGCGACGGGCGCTCCTGCGCCGCCTGCGCCGGGTCGGCCTCACGGCCTTCGAGCTTCTGAACGGCCACCGCATCAGAACGTCACCCGAATGTTGGTCTTGGCCGCCTTGCCCTGCGCAATCAGCTCCTGCCGCTTCTCGCGCGCGACCTCGCGGCGGTAGTAGTCGCGCCAGCGGATCTTCTCCTCGACGCTCAGCCGAGAGAGAGACATCGAACCGCCAGGCGTCGACACGGACATCGACGCCTGATCCTTCGAGGCGGTTCCCTCGAGCATCGCCTCCAGCGCGTCGAGCATCTTCTTCGCATGGGTGCGCGCGTCGACCACGCCGGCGCCCAGATTCGGATGCACGGTGATCGTCCCGCGCTCCACGATGTATCGCTCGGAGCCCTTGACGACCGAAATCCAGTAGTCGTAGTCGGCGGCCGTCCAATTGCCCGTCACCGTCGAATCAGCAGTGAACAGGAACTTGCCGTCCCCGTTGTCGGTCGCCTGGATCGTCTCGGTGTTGCTGGAGTTGGTGAGCTTGAAGTACGCCGTCCAGCCGTCGGCCGGATCGAAATCGGTCTCGAGTCGTGTCCATGAAATGTACTCGCCGACGTAGATCTTCGTCGGCGTCGAAGTCCCGACCTCGGCCACGTGCGCACCTCCACGCACATGATCGCATCGGTTTCAAGCCCAACGTCCCGGAATGTCCCGCGTTGTCCCGGAATGCCCCGGAATGTCCCGCGTTCAGAGCTGCCGGCGGGTCAGAGTCTCGGCTCGTGCTTCGCGAGGAACTCGTCGAGCCAGCTCCGCTTGTACAGAATCCGCCCGCCGGCGCGCGTGAAGCGAGGACCACCCCCGACGCTGCGCCAGTTGCGAAGCGTCTTCTCGCTCAGATGCAGATACTCCGCGGCCGCTTCCGTCGTCAGAGTCTCGTCCATCAAGTCACGATCGCGCATCAAAACCCGTCCTTCCACGCTGTCGCGTAGTTCCTGCCGCGCCTGCGGCCACGTGTCGCCTTCCGGTGCTCCTTCAGTGCCAGGGTGCTCTCCTTCGTCGGCCGTTTTTGCAGCAACGCCTGCTGCCTGCGGGCGATTTCCGCCCAGTTCGGACGCCTCAACGAGAGAATCGCGTCCGAATACACCCGGATGTCAAGCGCCTCGTTCCGCGGGCGCTTCTTCACCCAGACCCTCTTGGGGAATCCGCGCACATAGCGCGTCTTCCGCTTCTCCGCCGTGAGCTGGTTGAAATACTCCTCGTCGTAGTCCTCACTGATCGGGTAGTGCATGAAGCCAGGGCCAGGCCCCGTCAGCATCAGGCGGGAGTAGATCGACGCTTTGATTCCGTCGATCCCGACGACGTAGAGGTCCACGTGGCGACGGCCACGGCCGGTCTTCCTGCGCGAGAGCCGGATCGCCGGCAGACCCTCACCCTCGCGGCCGATCAGGGCATAGACCCTCCGCGCTCGATTCCGCCGGCAGTAGTCGTAGACCTCCTGCGTCCGGTGGCCCCCGGAGTCGATGCCGGTGATCTCGATTCCCAGCATCGCCCCGTCCTCGCGCCTCCAGGTCCTCGCCAGAAGCTCGTCAAGCTGCTGCCAGACAGCGACTTGCGACGTGTCGCCCAGGAGAACCAGGTACTCCACGCCCCAGCTTTCGCGGTCGGCGCCCCACCCAACGACCTCCGCCTCCAGGCGGTCGTCCTGCGTGTCCACCGCGCACGTCAGCAGCAGAACCTCGCTCGGGAGCACCGTCTCCCCGGAATCGTCCACGGGATATTGCTCGCGGCGGGCGATCAGGCCGGTCGGCTCCACCTCGTCACCGGCATCCTCCCAGGTCTCACCCAAGGCCGTGTTCGTCCAGACCTTCAGGTACTCCGTGCCCTTGCGCTTTGCCTCGAGGAACTCGCGGACGGTGGTTGCGAACGGCACCCAAGGCGAATAGAGCTCGTTCAGATGAAAGCCGGCGACGCCCTTGAACTCCGCCTCGGCGATCCACCGTCCGCGCAACTCCATCTCCCGCAAGTCATTGTCGACGATCCGCCCGCCGCACACCTCGCACTCATAGTGGGCGTCCTCCGGGCGATCCTTCGGCCACTTCACGTTGCGCCACCGCAGGACCTGGAACTCACCACAATGCGGGCATGGAACGTGGAAGTGCCGCTGGTCGCTGTCCTCGAACTCGCGCTCGATCGCCGAAAACCCCTTGATCGTAGGGGTTGAGACCAGGACTTCCTTGGAGTTCCAGAAGGCCGTCAGGCGCTTCGCCGCCAGCTTCAGCGGGCTGCCCTCTTGGCCGGCGCTCTCGGGCCACCGGTCGATCTCGTCACCGAGCAGCACCCGGGCCGGGCGCGAGGCAAGCGAAGCGGGCGAGTTCGCGCCGCCGAGGGCGACGTAGCCGCCGGGGAAGGTCTTGTGCCGAATGGCATTGTCGCTACTGCGGGTCTTCTGATCGGGAAAGAGCTCCGTAATGGTCGGAGAATCCCGGATCATCGGTGCAAGTCGTTCCTTCGAGAATCCTTCTGCCATCTCGATCGTCGGCTGAACGAGAAGCGCCGGCCCTGGGTCGTAGCGAATCATGTAGCCCAGCACGTTCAGGAGGATCTCCGTCTTGCCGACCTGCGAGGAGGTCATGAACACGATCTTGCGAATCTCGTCATCGTTGAACGCGTCCATGATTCCGCCCTGGTACGGCGCGAAGTCCGTCCGCCACCTACCCGGCTTTGCGCTTCCTTCGGCGCTGAGCCGCCTTTCGGCGTCCGCCCACTGGCTGACCGTCAGATCCGGCGGCGGCGGAAAGATCGCCTTCGTCGCCGTCCAACACGTCTGCAACGCGCTCCGGTAGACCGTTTCCACCCAACTCCTCCAGACACTCTCGCACCATCTCCTTGAGGATCGCCCGGCACTTCGCCGGAGACTCCTCAGCCGCAACCTGGGGCGCCGCGCCAGACGGCAGACCGAGAAGACGGGCCCGGACCGCCCCCACCATCGCCTGCCAGGCCCGCGTGACATCCGCGGCCAGCACGAGCTCGCCGGCACGCACCCGCGTCTCCTGCTCTGTCTTGATCCGTTGGGCTCGCGCCAGCTGCGCCCGCTCCTGGGCCAGATCGAGCTGCCCGTCTCCCTCGGCCGCCCGACGCTCGTCCCTCCAGCGAACGACCTCCGCCAGGTCGAACTCCCACGCCCTGCCGCGGCCGCCCCTCGAAACGACCGGGCAGCCCCGACGAACCCAGCCACTGACGGCCGACGGCGTCACCCCGAACGCCTCGGCCACCTCGTTGCGGTTCAGCAGCACCACACCCTCCCAAAATCATGCCCCCAAATGGGCCCATCAGAGCGGGCCCCGAC